CCGAAAATCAAAAAAGTAGACTCACGTTCCGTTGGATTCAGACTTCGAATACTTATTTATTTTTTAAATAAATCCCCAGATTGGGCTTACCAAAGATACGAAAAGAAACTATATATTTATTTATTTTTCTTCCTATTTTAACTCCTGAAAAATCCAAAAAGTAGACTCATGTTTTGGGGGGTCCGTTGAATTTAGTTATTTAATATACTCATTTAAATGCCGATTATTTTGGAAACAAATTAAAGTTATTTTAATCTATAATATAAATGCCTTACATTTTAGAAGTACAGAAATTTAATATTAACGGGCATAACGCCCACCCAGAATGGAACGGAAAGAGTGAACATATAGGATACATCAATAAAATATTCAAAACAAAACAACAAGCAAGGGATTATTATGATAGTTTTCATCCACATATGCGGTCATTAAACGCACATAACACGTGGCGTAGTGATTGGGACCCAACATCGTGTTTAATGTATATTGTAAGAGAACATTGTTATGAATATTTAAAAATTCCCCCATTTGAAGATATTAAAAAAATTGAATAATTAACACAATTCATATATTACACCATAACATAATAAATGAATACACCACAACGTACCGACTTAGAATATGAAGCGATTGATGATACTTATTCAAAAGCCAAATACGGCAATTTTGAAGTGATTATGAATATAAAAACAGGGTATATTAACGCAACGAAATTGTGTGCTCATGGTGGGAAACAATTTAAAAATTGGTATGCGAATAAAAATAGTCAAGAATTAATAAAAGAGTTTGAAGACACGATAAATATATCGTTAGAAACTCCCTCAAAAATATTAAAATCTATTAGTGGTGGGCAAAATACAACAATAAGAGGAACATACGTTCATCCAGATTTAGTTCCACATATCGCATCTTGGGTATCAAGCAAATTCGCATTTAAAGTTTCTAAAATAATAAATGAATGGATTCGTGCATCACACGAAAACAAAAATCGTTATTGGAATGATATGGGGGAATGTCTGAATCAAACAAGAAATATGAATAAAATCGAATGTAAAGAATCGCTCATTAGAAACCAAATTGCGATTGATGAAGATGGTTCGATTGAGGTTGAAACACCTGCTGGATTTATCGACGTATTAACAAATTATAAAATAATCGAGGTTAAAACAGAACACAACTGGAAACACGCATTAGGTCAGGTTAAGTGTTATGGGTTTTATTATCCAAATAAAGAAAAATGGATATATTTATTTGATTGCAACTACACAAATAAGGATATTATAAATAACATTTGTCATGTTGAAGGTGTTTGTGTTAAATATATAGAATAGTGTAATTAAATAAACTTTTTTGCTTGGGGCATTTTGTTCTAATACTTATTTATTTGAAAATTATGTTTCGAGGTTGCCCTTGCAAAGATACGAAAGAAACTATATATTTACTTTATTTTTCTTTCTATTTCTACTCCTGAAAATGAATCAAGGTGACTCAAGTTTAATACTTTCGCGAAGTTTATCATGGTGGATATTTAATATATTAAAAAAAATGAATTGTGAATACAACTTATAGATTACATTATAAACTAATAAAATGAACACAATCCAACGTATTACAAAACTTGCGTATGAATCTATTGATGATACCTATTCCCATGCAGAATATGGAGATTTTAAGGTAATTATGAATATAAAAACTGGGTATATCAACGCAACGAAATTATGTGCTGATGGTGGGAAAAGGTTTGATAATTGGATTAGAAATAATGGAAGTAAAGAATTGATTGAAGAGGGTAAAAAAAACCTCCTCACATATGAGGAGGTTCTCATTATTGATAATAGTTATGGACTTACCAGAGGAACCTACGCTAACCCAGATTTAATTCCACACATCGCATCTTGGGTTTCCCCAAAATTTGCGATTAAAGTCTCTAAGATAGTTAACGAGTTTTTAATAAGAGAACGCGAAGAAGTGATAAGACGGTTAACCGGTGAGAAATCGGAACTTATCCAGATGCTGGAAGAATCAAATAAACGCCGTGAAAACGAACATAAAGAAAGTTTAAAAATGCACAACGAGATGATGGCTCAACACCATAAAACCCACAATAAATTAGATGAAACACAGAATACACTTGATACGGTAAATAGTCGTATTGAGATAGTGATCGACGAAGTTGTCCCGCCTTCATGTCGGGTAGAACTTCACGAAGAAATTGGTATCATGGAGTTAAACGACAGCACTTCAAAATATACACATAAGGTATTCTGTAGACAGAACAAAAGTGCGAATAACGCAAAAAATAGAATTCTCCGAGATTATCCTCAAGCAACCTTATTCCGCGAAATAAATCCAAGCCCAAATTCGAAAAATTTCCTACACAATCTAAAAGATTTATACGGAACAGGTGCGACTCCACAACTTAAAATACACTACAACTACATAACAATAAACGGAACGAACGACGAATTAAATGTGATGATTGATAATGTGTTAGATAAAGCCAAATCCTTTGGATTATAAATAAATGATAGAATGTTTGTCGCTGTAATGTAATATAAACCTAAGAAGTGAAACACATTTGTGTTAATATCTTCTTTTTTATTGGGTTATTTTTATTCAAATACTTATTATTTTGAAAATAATAAATGTTGGTTTAGGGCTTGCCAAAGTTGTGAAAAGAAACTATGAATATCTTTATTTTTCTTTCTATTTTATTTTAACTCCTGAAAATCAAAAAGTAGACTCATGTTTTGGGGGCCCGTTATTTAGTTATTCAATAGTTATAACTAAATATGTTTTTTTTCATATTTTATATATATAATTATAATGAAACATAAAATATATTTCATTTTGTAAATTGTAACAAAGTATTTGTTTATTTTTGGTATAATGTAAATCAAATTGATGTATAAATGTTGATACTTGTAATAATCCCTTATAAACAGATAAAAATCCATTATCATATAAATTATGACAATATCTACACATAAATTCTACAATATTTTTATTATTTTTTTCATTATTATTAAGTATACATCTTGGTTTTAGATGGGCTGTTTCTAATAAACATAATGGTAGTTTTTTTTCACAAATTATACACGTGTTCGGTTTATTAGTAATTAAATAATTTCTCAATTGTATTTGTTCTTGTCTAATTTCTCTTAATTCATATTTTATATTATTTTTACTATATTTTTTATAAAATTTAATAATTATTTTTGAATAATAATACTTATGGTCGTTTAATATTACATTACCTTCGGTTGATAATTTATATATTTTATTATTAAAAAAAATAAGATTATTTTTAATTAATTTGGTTAATTCTGTTTTTATATCATTTATTTCAACTGAATTATCATACCGAAACTTTATATAATTATATATATCTATTACACTATTCGTATCACGTAAAATAAAAGAATTAATAATACAATCTTTCATATTATTAATATTTGTAAATTACTTTTAAGTCAAATTATAATAATGAAACCATAATATTATAACCTCGTTTACCAGGATTATTATTTACATCAACTCCTTTACTTTGTTCTTCTTTGTAATTTATTTTTTCAAATTCCTCTTTAAATTTTTTGTGTGTTTTCAAACATTTTTTGCCATTTATTTTACACCATGTTTCATATATGTGAAATATATCTTTTAATCCAAATCTTAGGTTTGGTTTTTCTGTTTTTTTACAACACGAATTTGCGAATAGCAATATATCACTACTAATTAACGGTTCTGTTGAAATGTTTGTTTGTATAACATGTTTAACAGGTAGAGGAGATACTATATCTAACGAGATAATTTCCGGTTTATCTTTATCATATAAATATAACCAATCATCAGGAGTTTTCCAATAATATTTTTCTGGCAATTTATTGTCGTCTTCAATAAAATCATCTCCGTATTCATTTGTATATCCGTGAGTATTTTGTTTTTTATATTCTTTTTTAAGAACCGAATATTTTACTTTATCATCATAAACAATATACGGAGTTTTTTTTATATAATTGTTTGTTTGTTTGGGAATTTGTTTTTCAACGCTAACTAATGATATACATATGTATAAATTATCATTTTCATCGTAACATGTATGAATTCGTCTTATTCCGTCTTGACCTTTTCTGATATGCATATTTTCATCACTCAATTCTCCAAATCTTGTAATATCATTTGAAAATTCCAAATCTGTTTTTTTCATTTTTTGTAGTGTGCTTCTATAACTCTCAGTATAATATCCTAATTTATTAAATTGTTGTTGTCTTACTTCAAACCATTTACTTGTTATATGGCTTAATTTCATATTAATTGTTTTTGAAACATCATCTATTATTTTATTTATTTCTTCAAATGTAAAATTGTCTAATTTACGAAAATCTTGTTTTATTTTATAATTTCCATATTTTTCAATAAAGTCATTAATATTCATTTCTTTTATTTCATTAATACATATATAATCAACCAATTTAGATTGTTTACACCATTCATCTATTTCGATATCATTCATCTCATCAATAACAATTAATTTATAACCATTATTTTTGCTGTCATAATGTTTAATTGGTTTTAAATTTTTTCGTTTCTTTGATACATCAATATATTTCATATATTTACCAAACTTAAAATCACCATTATCTATTATACTCTCTAATAAATCTTTAATATCTTCCCAATTCTCACAACCCATAACAAAATTTTCTATTTCTTTTATAAATTTAACATAAAAATTCTGTATTATATCTTGTAATTCAGGAGTAGTCCATAACGTAAGTTTCATACTTCCATTTTTAAGGTCTAAATCATTATATTTTCCTTGTAATCGTAATCGTTGTGAAATATCAGTGCAATTTAATGATGCGTGAGACACAAAATACTGGTCTGTTAAATGTAGTGAATAATTATCATAATCGTCGCTTGTAAAAGAATATCCCCTTTCTCCATATTTACCTGTTATTGTTATAATTGTTTTACATAAAATTGGGGTATCACTTTTTTCAAATAATATTCTTAATAATTTATAAACAAATTTTATATTTAATATTTTTGTATTTATATTGAAATAGCAATAATTATTAGGTAGTTTTTCAGATTTTTCAGTATCTATAGATGAACCATATACTCCTCCTAATTGCCATAATCTTTGACTTGTTGATGATTGTTTTGAGTCCCATTTAGACCAATATTTAATTTCCTTTTCATAATTTTTTGAAACATATAATCTTAAACAATTTCCATGGTATATTATGATAAATAGATTGGGATAATCTTTAATTATTTTATCTACTAAACAAAATTGATTAGCTCTTATTTTTTCTTCACTTATCAATAATGAATTATATTTACTTGTAGGTCTTTTTAGTATTTCTTCTATTATTTTTTTTATATTTATATTATAATCTTCAACAATATCATAACATGTTTTTTTTTTGTGATTTTCTATATCTTGATAATCCCACCATGATTCAACAAGTGTAGTGTTAAAATTTATAGAACCATTAAATAATCCAAAATAATCATTTGACCTTTTCATTTTATGAACCTTTGATATTTTAATTTGTATATCAGTATGGTCGCTTAATCTGGTTGTTATATTATATAACAATGAATGTGCCGTGCCTGTAATATGTAGTGCATATTTTACTTTTTTATATATTTTGGCAAGCAATATTTCACATGCGGTAGAATCCTTTTTATCATTATCATTACTTCTATCATTTGAAGATGTAGGGCTCATTAAATCACTTTCATCAACTAATGTAGTTATATTAACAAGTTCATCATTATAATATATATACTCACTAAATTTCGTATTTAGTTTTGCTAACTGAGTATGGTTCATTAAACAACAAAATATATCATTAGAATTGATTGCTTCTTTATTACTTAATTTATTAATAATATCATTACTATTTATATCTTTTAGTTCTGGAAGTTTATAATCTTTCCAATATTCAACATTTGTTTCCTCAAAATATTCTTGAAGTTCATTATTAAATTCTTGAAATAATGTTTTTATAAATTGAATATTAAAATTGTAATTTTCTGTTCCAACTATATCATCTTGTAATTGTTTTTGATCTATTGTTAAATTTCTAAAAATGTATAAAACTGGTCTTTTTAGTATAT